AGTACCGATAACAAGATTAGGAAAGTTTTTTGGAGCTGAAGACTACGACTTAGATATTGAGATGGGTCGTGAATGGTTGGAAGGTGATATGAACTTTACTTTGGTTTTATATAAAGTGGATAAAAGTAAAACCAAAAAAGACGATGTTTATGGTGAAGCACCCGAAGGTGGTATTACCTATCAACCCCCTGTGGAGTTCAAAGCGTATGTTAAGATTGTTGCACCTGAAAACAAATTTATTGGAAACAGTAAGTTAGATCAAATGGAACCAGGTAACATGACGTTTTCGGTGTATCAAAAAGAATTGGATGAATTAAGTATTGATATAGAATACGGTGATTATATTGCATATTATGAAACGGAATCAAAAGTAAGGTATTATAGTGTAGCTAATGATGGTCGTGTTACTTCAGATTTGAAACATACTTATGGCGGATATAAACCTTTTTATAGAACATTCGTGGCGGTACCTGTTAATAGAAATGAATTTAATGGAATATAATAATGGCGTTACCTAAGAAAATAATACCAACATTACCTTTAGTTGAACCCAAATTTGGACCGGCTAGAAGGCAAGAACTTCTTGATAAAATCAATGAGGATGGGACATATTTACCAAAATCTATACTTCATGCGGACTTAGATAGAGGATTTTTGGATTTTGTTAAGGATGAATTACAAATTATAAGTGAAGGAAAAATTGTTCCTACTTTAGATCTTATTATTACAACTCAAAATTGGGCACAATTTACACAAACTTGGGATACGCAGGACTTGGATAAAAACGTTTCATTACCATTTGTTACTGTGGTTAGAGTTCCCGAGGTACAATTTGGACAAACATATGGTGGAATGTTCAATATTCCTAATAGAAGACAATATCAATACGTTGCGGTTCCAACATGGGATGGAACTAGAAAAGGTGTTGATGTTTATTCCATACCACAACCCGTTCCGATTGATATAACATATAACGTTTATATTATATGTAACAGAATGAGAGAAGTTAATTCTTTCAATAAAGTTATTATAGAAAAATTCGCATCTCGACAAGCTTATACCGTAATAAAAGGACATTATATTCCCATATTAAGGGGTGATATTGTTGATGAATCGGTTATGGATGTTGAGAAAAGAAAATTCTACTTACAAAAATACAGTTTTACACTACAAGGGTTCCTTTTGGACGAAAACGAGTTCCAAGTAAAACCGGCAATTTCAAGACAATTCACTATGTTTGAGTTGGATGGTAAAAAACCAAACCAAAAAAGAAAAAAATATCCCGATAATCCTGAAACATTTGAAACTACTATTAATTTTAATTCATCTTATACTTCAGATACAAGAACCATACAATATAAAGTGAATATGAGTGTTAATGATTCAAGTAATATATCATCGTATTCAACTTACATTAATAATGTTCTCATTACAACACCAATTCTTGAGATAAATTCGGGGGATGTTCTAAGAACCGATGTTGTGTTAACAGATTCGGGTCAAAATGGATTTATTGTTTATAAAACAGTATTAGTTTAATTGTCACCGTATAAATCTTTTTTAGATTTACAATTATCTTTAATTAGTTTTTCCAAAAACTTATAAATTTTTAATCCACGGTCGTCACAATATGATTTTAATAAATCATGTGAGGTCTTACTTATTTTAACGTTTTTGACTTTCTCGGTATCCATATCGTTAAATATCAAAAAAAGATATTTTTAGTAGAAATAAAGATAATGAACTTTATATTATCTTCGGTTTTTGGTTAAAAGTAAAGTATTTATGGTAAATAAATTAAAAAACTTTTATTATAATGGCTACAGCAAATAAGGTATTCGTTTCACCTGGGGTTTATACCTCAGAAAGGGATTTAAGTTTTGTTGCTCAAAGTGTTGGTGTTACAACATTGGGTTTGGTTGGTGAGGCACTAAAAGGTCCCGCTTTCGAACCAATTTTTATCACTAGTTTTGATGAGTATGAAACATATTTCGGTGGAACTTCAACAGAAAAATTTGTGAACACACAAATTCCTAAATATGAAATGGCATATATTGCAAAATCATATTTACAACAATCAAATCAGTTATTTGTATCAAGAATATTAGGTCTATCAGGATATGATGCAGGACCATCTTGGACTATCAAAACGATTGCAAATCCAAATACATCAACAATTGGTATTACAGGTAATACACCTGTTGGATTCACAGTTACATTTAGTGCTAACTCAACGGGAACTGTAAATATTTTAACAAACGGATTGTCAGCATATACAGACGTAAATGCGTCATATACTAAAATAGATGGTAGTACTTCAACATTTACAACAGATTTACAAAATTTATTATTAACGGTTTTTGGTAATGATACCGCTGCGGTTGTTCAAGTTAATTCAGGTGCAACATCATATATTTTTGGTAGTTTACCATCGGCAACTAACACAACATATACATCAGGTGCTTACACGGCTTCAACAAACGTTTTAGGTGTTTATAACACAAACGCATCATCTCAGGATTACACATCTTATTTAAATGATCCTTGGTATTATTCATTGTTTAATATCAGTTCGGGCAATGCGTATGTTGGTCGTTCTTTTGTAACTTTCTTAAGTTCATTGTCGGGAGGTTTAAGTGCTGGATCTTACACATCATACACGGGAACGATTTCGGGACAAACTTTTGGTTGGTCAGGTACTGCATATTCAGCATATAATAATATGGTGGTTGCAACATTGAGATCAAGAGGTGTTTCTAATTACGGTTCCGGAGTTGCGGGACCCGATTTTGTTGTAAGTGCTCAATCAAATGTTAATTTGGTAGATGTAAATAGCGGTGTAACTAAAAATCCATACACAGAATTCCAAATTTCAGGTTTAACAACTTCAAATTCCACACCATTCACACTAACTGCGTCAATGCAACAAACAGGAACTAACTATTTGAGTAAAGTATTGGGTAAAGATAATTTTGGTAAAGACAGAACAGTAGTTCCTCTTTTCGTAGAAGAAATTTATCCTAACTTGTTGAATTTTGGTTATAATAAAGGTTACATTAGAGGACTAAGCACAAGTTTAATTCAGTTACCGGGGTTGAGAGCTGCTAACACAACAGGAACTATGGCTTATTTCTTAGATCCTTACCAAACACCAAGTTCTCCTTGGGTGGTTTCAGAACTTCGAGGTAATCAGGTGTATGAACTTTTCAAAGTAATTACAATTTCAGATGGTAATGCTGCTAATACACAAGTTAAAGTTTCAATATTGAATATGTCGTTCAATAATTTAACTTTTGATATTGCTGTTAGGGATTTTTACGATACGGACACAAATCCTGTTATTTTGGAGAAATTCACAAACTGTACAATGGATCCTAGTCAAAATAGTTACATTGGTGTTAAAGTTGGTACCTCTGATGGTGAATACCAATTAAACTCTAAGTTTATTATGTTGGAGCTTAATTATGATGCACCTGTAGATGCCATTCCTTGTGGTTTTGAAGGTTTAATTGAAAGAACCTATTCTTCAACATCAAACACACCACCACAACCTGTATATAAAACTAAGTATGATTTCCCTGGTGAAGTTATTTACAACCCACCATTTGGAAATGCTACAGGTTCGGCAGATAATTCAACAACATCAAGTGGTGATAAAGTTAGAACTACTTACTTAGGATTTTCATCACAATTGGGTATTGACTCCGATTTGTTCCAATATAAAGGAAAACAAAACCCAACAAGTATTTGTAATGAGGCATCAAGTTGGACTTATCAAACTAAAGGTTTCCACATGGATAGTGGTGCTACGGTAGTAACTATCGCAAATTCATACCTATCTTCAGGAACATCGGCATTTGAAGTTGGATCAACAAGTTTCACAACAGACCCAACAGATCCCGCTAATCCATATTATAAAATACAATCACGTAAATTCACATTCTTAGTTCAAGGTGGTTTTGATGGTTGGGACATTTATAGAGAAAGAAGATCTAATGGTGATGAATTTATTTTAGGTGGTACAGGATATCAGAAAGGTGTTTCATCTACTTGTGATACAAGATATCCATCGGCAACTGGTTGGGGTGCGTTTAGACCATATACATATGGTAATAACACTACCGATTATGCAACAACTGACTATTATGCTTACTTAATTGGTATTCAAACATTCGCAAATCCTGAAGCAACTAATATTAACGTATTCGCAACTCCGGGTATTGATTATGTAAATAACAGTAACTTAGTTGAAAACGCAATTGAGATGGTTGAGCAAGATAGAGCGGATTCGATCTATATCACAACAACTCCCGATATTGACCTATTGGTTTCAACGGTGGATTCACAAGATTTCATTGATCCGACTGAAGCTGTTAATACTTTGGATGATACTGGTATTGATTCTAACTATACATCAACTTATTATCCTTGGATTTTAGTTAGAGATACTGTTAATAACACACAAATTTATCTTCCACCAACAGGTGAGGTTTGTAGAAACTTAGCACTTACCGATAATATAGCTTTCCCTTGGTTCGCATCGGCGGGTTATACTAGAGGTTTGGTTAATTCGGTAAAAGCAAGAAGAAAACTAACTCAAACAGATAGAGATACATTGTATCAAGGAAGAATTAATCCTATCGCAACTTTCTCAGATGTTGGAACTGTAATTTGGGGTAATAAAACACTACAAGTTGCACAATCAGCACTTGACAGATTAAATGTTAGAAGATTGTTGTTACAAGCTCGTAAATTAATTTCAGCGGTTGCGGTTAGATTGTTGTTTGAACAAAACGATGAGAAAGTTAGACAAGATTTCTTAGATGCGGTTAATCCTATTTTGGATTCAATTAGAAGAGATAGAGGTCTATATGATTTCAGAGTTACGGTAAGTTCTTCACCCGAAGATTTGGATAGAAACCAATTGGTGGGTAAAGTTTATATTAAACCAACTAAATCTTTGGAATTCATTGATATCGAGTTCTTAATTACACCAACAGGTGCGTCTTTTGAAAATATCTAATAAATGAAAGATCTATTAAAAAATAGAATCCTAAAATCACTAATTCCCTCATACATTAACGAGGGGATTGGTGACAAAGGAACTCCTGACATGAAGTATTATGCTTTTGATTGGGATGATAATTTACTTTATATGCCGACCAAAATCATGTTAGAAGATGAGGATGGGGATGAAGTACCTATGGGAACGGAGGATTTTGCTGAGTACCGAACAGAGATTGGTAAAGAACCCTTTAAATATAAAGGTAGAACTATTGTAGGATTTGCAGATGACCCATTTAGAAACTTTAGAACTGAAGGTGATAAGGATTTTTTGATTGATTCAATGGTTGCCGATACTGGTCCGGCTTGGGATGATTTTATTGAAGCGATTAATGGTGGTTCGGTGTTTGCTATTATAACGGCTAGAGGTCACAAACCCGATACTCTGAAAGAATCGGTATATAATATGATAGTATCAAATCACAATGGTATTAATAAAAAACTTTTGATTAAAAATCTAAGAAATTACAGATCTATTGATGATATGGAAGATATGTCGGATGATGAAATTATTCGTGAATATTTAGATATGTGTCAATTTTCACCAGTTAGTTATGGTTCGGGAAGTGCTTCAAACCCCGAAGAGGGTAAAATTGATGCTATGAATGATTTTATTGATCACGTTAAAAAAATTGCTAAGAAAATTCATAAAAGAGCTTTCATGAAAGAAAAGATTGCTAATAAGTTCATACCTATGATTGGATTTTCAGATGATGATATTAGAAACGTTGAAAAAATGAAAACTCATTTTGAAAAAAATAAACCCGAAGGAGTTGATTTAACAACTTATTCAACGACCGGAGGTATAAAAAAGAAATATTAATATGAGAATAGTTTGTCAAAAAAAAAAGTAAATAGAAAAACTTTTTGACGAGTATTTATATATAAAACTAAAAAAGATTAAAATTTAAAGATATGGCTGATTTGTTAATGAAAATGCCTATTCCTTATGAACCCAAAAGGAATAACCGATTTATATTAAGATTCCCTTCTTCATTGGGTATTAACGAATGGTATGTTCAGAGTTCGGGAAGACCGGCAATAAAAATAGGTAGTACAGAAATACCGTTCTTAAATACAAGTACATTCGTTGCGGGTAGATTCAATTGGGACCCGATTAAAGTTGATTTTGTGGATCCTATTGGGCCATCGGCAACACAGGCATTAATGGAGTGGGTTCGTTTGCACGCTGAATCTGTAACAGGTCGTATGGGTTATGCTGCGGGTTATAAGAAAAACATTGACTTAGAGATGTTAGATCCAACGGGTGTTGTTGTTGAAAAGTGGATACTTGAAAATACTTTCTTGACTGATGTATCTTGGTCACAAGCATCATATAGTGATGATAAGTTAGCGACTCTATCTTGTTCATTACGTATGGATCGTTGTATCTTGGTATATTAATTATTTACTAAAAATATTACTACACTATATTTAACCGTAGAGCCAAACTCTACGGTTTTTTTATGCAAGACGCAACACAATACGGACAAATTGATTTTAATTTACCACATGATGTGGTGCCTTTACCATCAAGAGGAATTTTTTATAAAAATAAAAAGGAATCTGTGAAAGTGGGATATTTGACCGCTTCGGATGAAAACACAATTATGTCGGCACCTTCCGATTCCATAGTAACAACACTAATTAGATCAAAATTATATGAACCGGGAATTAGACCCGAAGATTTGTTAAATGGTGATATTGAAGCTATTCTTATCTTTTTAAGGAACACATCGTTTGGTCCCGAATACACATTCAAATTAATTGACCCCGAGACTGGTAATGAGTTTAAGGGTAATGTGATGTTAGATGAGTTAAATATTAAACGAACAAATCAATTACCTAATGAGGATGGGACATGGACCACAACTTTACCAAGAAGTGAAGTGAAGGTAAAATTAAAACCATTGACATTGGGTGATATGACAGAGTTGGATAGAATGAATGCGATGTATCCTGTGGGTAAAGCACCTACGGTGACTACAAGATTGGCTAAGTCAATTATTAGTATTAATGATGATACTAGCCCTGAAAATATTATTAAGTTTATTGAATCTATGCCTATTATGGATTCTAAATACATTAAAAAATTCATTAATGAAAATGAACCAAGATTGGATCTTGTGAAAACAGTTATCGCCCCATCCGGAAAAAAGGTAGATTTGAATATCGCCTTTGGGGCAGAGTTTTTTCGCCCTTTCTTCTGATTATAACAGAGTATTATCTGACGAATTTTATTATTTGGCGAAGCATCTACATGTTTCTTATGGAGATTTTTATCGTATGCCCACTTATTTTAGGAAATATTTGATGAACAAGTTGGTCACGGATTTAACACCCAAAACTAACTAATCAATATTTATTGTAAATAAAGTTTATGGCACAAAATATTTTTGACGATTTAAATAAATATGGACAAGGATTGGCCGACATTCTTACCAAACAATTTTTTGCAAATCTGCAGGAATTTCGTGAAAATCTTGATGAGCAATCTCTGTCCGTTCAAAAGAACATGACTGCCAATAGGGAAACTTATAGAGAGGTTTCCAAAACTATTGCCGACGCATCTAAAGATTTGGCTTTGGTTATTGACCAAGGTACCGATGTTGCTAATTTAACACAAAAAGCGGCTGACATAATTTCTAATATCGCCTCTGAACTTGAATATAGTTTTGTTGTTGGTGCTAAAAATATGGTTGAGATCCAAGCGGCAGCGACAGCAACCGGTTTAGGTATTCAATCCATTACACAAAGTTTTGTAAAATTTGCTGACTTTGGTGAATCCATGAATAATTTTGGTGAAAACACATTAACCATATTATCTGAAGCTAGAAAATTCGGAGCAAATACAAATCAAGTATTTCAACAAGTTAGTGATAATTTATCAAATGCTAATAAATTTGGATTTCAAACGGGTGTTGATGGTTTGGCAAGGATGGCGGCAAAAGCGGCTTTACTAAAGATTGATATGTCCGACGTATTTAATTTTGCGTCAAAAGTATTTGACCCTGAAGGTGCTATTAGTGCGGTAAATACATTTCAACGATTAGGGGTTGCTGTTGGTGATTTAGCAGATCCGTTTAGGTTGATGTATTTGGCACAAGAAGACACTGAAGGACTACAAGAAGCTATTGGTGGTGTGGTTGAAAGAATGGGTTTTTTGAATAAAGAAACCGGTAAATTTGAGATACCTCCAGCTGCTAGACGAGATTTAATGAAAATTTCCGAAGAAACGGGACTTAGTTATGATAACATGGTTAAAATGGCTAAGGCAAGGGCTCAACTTAATGAAGTATCAAAAGAATTAAAAGTTGCCGGAATTGACGAAGAAACAAAAATGTTTTTGTCGGGTGTTGCTAATTTTGATAAGATTAAAGGAGGTTTTACGGTTAAAGTTGATGGTCAAGATAGATTGGTTTCACAACTACAACAAGGTGATTTAGAAAAGATAAAAGCACAAACAACAAGTGCCAAAACCTTAGAGGATTTTGCTGCGGAACAATTATCAACACAACAAATGATGAACAATAATTTGACAGCGATTAAAGTTGGTTTCGGAGTGTCGGGGATTGCTAGTAGTAAAGTGTTCCAAGATCTTATTGAAATACAAAGAGGAGGTCAAAGAATTGTTACTGAAGGTGTTAGACAGGCATTTCGTCCCGGAGATCAACGACAATTAGTAGATAGATTTGAAACCGGTGGTGTTGATGCAATAAAGGATTTAGTTAAGGGTGACCTTGAAGGGTTTAACGATAAGTTTGGAACAACTCTTAACGACTTTATTGTTGATTTTTCTGAAAACTTTAGTAAAAGTATTGACAGAATATCCTCAATTGATTTTGCATCCACATTTCAAACACAAATTTCTAAAGAAAATATTGTTGTTCCTGCGGTTGGAAGTATTGTTAGTGATCTTATAGAACAATTAGGTATTAAAGAAACTAAGAAACCGGAAACTGTTAGAGTTGATCCCGTTACTGTCCAATTAACGGGTAGGGTGGATATTATGCAAGATAATAGAGTTGTTGGTCAAATAGATGCTAAAAATTTACAATTTTCAAACGCAGTTAAAGCAGTATTAAAAGAACCTGATGTTTATAACGCGCCGGGTCAATAAAAAAATAGCTACTAATCTATTTATATTAAAATGAATTATTGATGGGAACTAGTCCGTTATCGTTTAATGCAACCGAGATCATTAGAAAAAGTTTAATTGTAAGGAATCTTAAACCTTACAGAAAACCAGGCGTATATACACCACCAAGTGGTGCGGTTACATACCCAACCGAATTACAGGATTATAGTGTAATTGATTCTCCTGATGTTTTAATAGATAACAGTCCTTTTTCTGATAATTTATATAAGATTAATGAATTTGGTCCTAATGGTGGTTTTAATAAAACTATAAATTATAATAATGTTGTAAGTTCGGGACCTAATAAGGGGGAATATGGACCATTTCCCCCATATATCGATGCTATTGAGAATTATAGTATATCCTATCAAAAAGCATCGTCAATTATCAACCAATACGGACCTCCCGGAGGTTTTCAAAATCCGTATAATATTGGTTTAATACAAAGGTCTAAAGGTGTTTTGGCACCGTATTGGGGTCCACCTAGTTTTAGACCCTCATTATATTCACCATATGCGGTTTTACTTTCAAGTAATCCACAAGGGTCGGATGGTACATTATCTTTGGATTCTGAACCAAGAAGGTTTGATATTGGGGTTGCGTTAAAGGCTAATTTAAAGGCGAGGGTTGATCAAAATGTTAGAACCGAAACAATCGGAAGACTTACATTCTTAGAGTCACTTAGAGATCCATTTGAGGTGGCTCAAGTTTTGGCGGGTAAAAGACCTATAGTATCAAAAGATTGGACAATTACTGTTCCGTCAAACGCTATTGGTAAAATGGCGGATATTCTTAACAGAATTGCAGGAACTTACTATCCTGTATCACCGATACCGGGTGATTATTTTGATGAGGATATGACACAGAACAACCTTGGTAGAACACAACAAACGGTTGTTGGTGCTGCGGTTGCGGGGGCGTTTGGAACGAGAGGGTCAAGAGGTAGAACACCGTCGGATTTATTCTTAAAAAATACAGGATCGGGTCAAAAATTCCAACTACAATCTAACATTGAACAAAACAAGTTTAGACCCGCGTTTAGTGATGATGCCGTAGGTGGTATATTTTCGTTTAATTTATCAAACTTAACTAAAGGAAACTTTTATGTTGGTTCAAAGGATCAAGATCCGGGATCTTTAACATCACCTCCGGGTGCTATACCAAAAGATGAAACGGGTAGAGAAGTTAATGCTCCTGTATATGGACCTGAAGTATTGGGTAATAATTATGAAAATAATATACAAATCCAAAACGGTTTTGCGGGTAAATCTTATGAGGATGCGGGGGGTATTCAAGGAGGGTTCACATGGGTATCACCGAAATATAGTAAAAATGCGGGTAAAAATGTAGCACCTGGTGGTGATTATACCACAAATAACCCAACATTTAATAGTATTAGTGATAAATTCAATGCGGGTAAATCAACTAATTATGAATTTAGACCGGGTAGTATTTTAGATGATACTCAAAGGTTAATAGATTCACAACCCGATGGTGCTAAGAGACTTAACCACGTTGGTAACGCAATTGACCAAGTATCTAAAGTATTTAGTGATGGGTATAAGGAATTAACTAAGGGTTCTAGGGTGATATCTTACACTAATGCGTCGGGAACGGAAGCGGGTAGAGAATATTGTAGGGTGTTTGCTAAGGACAAACCATATATTAATTATGAAAATTTACAGAAACAAAAAGGTAGTATCTATCAATTTGTTAATTCTGTAATAACTTCAACATATAATTTGAATATTGTTCCGACAAGTAACAACGTTAATCCAACTGCAGTTGAGAAAAACGTTACCAAATACATGTTTAGTATTGAAAACTTGGCTTGGAGAACGTCAAATAAAGAAGGTTTTAGAGTGTCGGACCTTCCTGCTTGTGAGAGAGGTCCTAATGGGGGTAGAATAATGTGGTTCCCACCTTATGGTTTAACATTTAGTGAGGATTCAAGACCGTCGTTTAATGAAAATACATTTATTGGACGACCTGAACCTGTTTATACTTATAAAAACACATCAAGATCGGGTCAATTATCATTTAAGATTGTGGTGGATCACCCATCTATATTAAATCTTATTGTTAATAAGGTTTTGGCGAATACTGATAGAGAAACTGCTGATAATATCGTTGATTCTTTCTTCGCGGGTTGTAAAGAATATGATTTGTATGAATTGGCTCAAACATATAATACCATACCGGCATCGGATTTGGTATATTTTCAATCAATTGTTAATACAACAACACCACAAAATCCTGCAACACAGGAATCTACACAACCGATTAATCAATCACAACCGGCACCAATTATTCCTCAACAAACCAAACCATCTGAATTAAATTGGGATAAGTTTAAAAACTTAGGTTTTTATTTTTACAACGATTATCCCGATCCAAATACGAGATTAACTCAAACAACGAGTGCTTATGATGTTGAATATAATTTCTTATTAAGTAAGGAAACAACCTTCATTGAAGTTGCTTCAAGAAATAATACACAAACTGAGATGCAAAATTTCTTTGATGATATTGTTATTGATAACTTCACAACTGTTGGTAATAAATTGGTTCCCGAGATAAAGAAAGTTTTGGATGACGGGACTGCTAAAAGTATAACAATTACTTTAATTGGTTCTGCGTCCGCACCTGCAACAATAAGTTACAACGTTGATTTGTCAAAAAGAAGAATTGATAGTGTTAAAGATTATTTCCAAAATGTTTTGGGTTCATACATAGATTCGGGAAGATTGAAAATTGATTCGGGTTCTGCGAGAGGTGAGCAAGAATCAAGTGCTACACTATATAGTTTCAATAAAGGGACTAAATCACAGGGTTATAATTGTACTGACTTAGATACTAAAAATATACCATACAATAAGATATTTTCCGTTCAAGCATCTGCTTGTAGAAGAGTTGCAATTAAGGATATTAAATATGTTCCCGGTGATATTCCTCAAGCACCTCCACCACCACAAATAAGTGCGGTACCACCTAAGCAAGAACAAACAACAGGACAATTACCATTGGAAGCACCAAAACCTGTAACGACTACAACCATACAACAAAAAATTAAAAATGATGTTAGTAAGAGAATTGTTAGATCTTTATTATCTGAGTGTAACTATTTTGATATATTGAAAAGTACTGATCCTGTTGTTTTTGATTCAATCAAAGACAAGATCAAATATTTTAATCCAACGTTTCACTCAATGACACCTGAAGGATTAAATTCAAGATTGACATTCTTAAATCAATGTGTAAGACCGGGTGATACGATACCAACAATAGGTTTGGATGGAAAACCTGTAACGGATGTTGCAACAAACACCGCGTTTGGTGCCCCACCTGTGTTGGTGCTAAGAATTGGTGATTTCTATAATACTAAAATTATTCCAACAAACTTAAGTTTCAAATTTGAAAATTTTGATTTGAATCCCGAAGGTATTGGTATGCAACCGATGATTTGTGATGTTACGTTAAGTTTTAACTTTATTGGTGGTTCGGGACTTAAAGAACCAATTGAAAAATTACAAAACGCATTATCGTTTAATTATTATGCAAATACTGAGATGTATGATGAAAGAGCTGAAAAAACGGAAGATAGAGAACAATTCAATCAACAATTTATTGGTGCATTAGGTTTAACTGAAACTGAGACAACCACATCGGTTTCACAAGCAACTCCGGTTTCCACATCACTTGGTGGTGCAACAATTGGTGAAATTAAGAGTACTACAACCTCTGCGGCAACGTCGGGAACATCTACCGTGGTTTATGGTAATATATCATATACTAAAGTGTTTGATGGGTTTGTTACACAGTCTAAAAATTATTATAATGGTGTGTATAATTTCTTAAACGATACACTTAAGAATTATAATTATGGGGTATTACAAAACGTTACGAATGTTCTAAAATATAACACAGGTAAGTTCAATCAATATACGTCACCACAAGATGTTAATCTATTTGGATCACCTGTAAATATTCAATCCAGGTATGTTTCTTTCTTCTCACAATTACAAAGTAAAATCAATAATGGATCATTATCTCAAATATCCACATTAGAACAAAACAGAAATGTTAAAAATAGTGTAGTTAGAGATTTGAAACAGAACTACATAAACTATGTTAGTGGATATGCACCTACGTTTTTAACTAAACTTACCACATCAATTCAATCATTGAATACGTTAGAACAAGACTATGTATTTACAATAGATAAATTGAATTATGTATTAACTGAAAGAGATGGTTTCATTGAAAAGGGAGAACCGAAGTTATATAAAATAACGGGTTCAACTCTTTCGGTAATGACTACTGACTTAACAACAATAGGAACCTATTGTAATCAATTTATAACTACTTTAACTGATGGGGATTACCCACCTTATGTGACTCAAAGCTTCAAATTTGACTCTGAAATATTCCCTGTTACTAAATTTGGGTTTACAACTCCGGAATCTAAGTTAGAATATATGTTAATGAGTGGTGTTTATATTAATGATTATACTAATTTTATGAGTGCAATCACTAACGGTATCACAGATCCTATTTCACTTACAATAATAAATGATGAATTTGGTAAGGTGAAGTCGGTCTTTGAAAGTGCTTATAATACGGAATTAAGTATTGTTGATGATAATAAAAACACAATTAATAAAGACATTCTAAATGTTGTTGGTATAAACGTTGGTGTTGATAGGACTTGTTCATATACGACTGATTTTACACCAAGTAGTGATGATAAAACAAGATTGAGTAAATTGTTTAATTCTAATAATGATGCCGATACTGATAATCCTTACAATCTTAAAAAGAAGTTTAAACTATGAGTTATCAATATTATAATAGATATGTGGATTTTGAAGTAAATGGTGGTCAAACCGTTGTCCCATTTGTTCCTTTGAGACCTAAAAACTCGGATCAAAGATACATTTATCGTGTAGGAAGAAGTAGAATGGATAAGATATCACAGGAATATTATGGCACACCTTTTTTTGGTTGGTTAATATTACAAGCAAATCCACAATTTGGTGGTTTAGAATGGTCAATACCCGATGGTACGACAATAAACGTTCCATTTCCATTGGTGGCGACACTACAAGATTATAACGCGGCATTGAATAATTACTTCTTCTATTATGGCAGATAAAAAAATACTAGTAGATTTTGACTACGACAACATAGTTATTATTGATCCTAATAAAACGGTTGGAACTAATGGGAATAGTTATGATGAACGATTGGTAAATCATGAAGAACTTGTCATGTATGCTAATTTGGAAGCCCGTGTAATACCGGGAACAAAACTTGTTCAAGGTTCCACATTAGACGATTCTATCCGAAACGTAAAAATCGCACAAATTAATTTCTTAAATCCTGGTGGTAAAGGATACTTTAGTAACGAATATACCGATGAGATTACAGGAAAAAATAGTTTGAAAGGTCAAGGAATTAATCAAAACTTTCAAAAAGGTAGAGTTTTCCAAGACCCACAAGGTAATAACACTATTGAAAGGTATCAAACAACGGGTAATATACAGGACACTGAACTATTAGGTATTGAAAGTATAACGGTAACTAATGATAGGAGTTTTACACCGGTAGTTAATGTTAGGTTAATTGACGTGCAGGGTAGAGCGTTATTTGAAAAAGGTGATAATTCACCATATGCTGCATTTTTTAACTTACCATACCCAACATTTTATTTAACAATGAAGGGTTATTATGGTAAAGCTATAAGATATGAATTAATATTACAAAATTTTGAAGCGTCATTCCAAGGATCCACGGGTGATTATACTGTTAATCTTAAGTTTGTTGCTTACAAATACTCTGTTTTAGCCGAAACTTCGGTGGCATATTTGTTTGCATTACCACATATGTATAATACAACTTATAACATTTCACCACCATCTAATACACAGGCTCAAAACGCTGCGTTATTCACTAATGGAAATACTAATACAGATGTCAATCAAGTTGTAACGTCAAGAGGATTACAAAAATTAAAAGAAGTTTATCAAGATTATAAATCTCAAAGATTGGTTGATGAGAATTTCCCCGAGATGACACTTAATCAATTACAGATTAAATTAGAAAAACTTGAAGAAAATTTATTGGCCACATTTGGGAAACAAGATTTCTCTTCATTATCTGACGTTGATTCTTATAAGAAAAATCTAATAAACTATCAAAATTCTGTTTATTCTACCGATCTCAATTCGTGGTCATCTAAGTATGTTGATACATCATTGTTTTATTATGATAATACAGGTAAAAAGTTTTATCTCTATAAAGAGAATGTTAGACAATCTCAACAAAGTATGAAAGATGCTGAGGTTATACTTGATAAAATAGTAAAGGAATATAATAAATTATTATCTGAAAACAAAACGTTAGGTAGTGGTGGATCGGCAACTATTAATAATATAAAAAAACTAATAACAGGTCTTAATAATGATATCACCGTTGGAACGATTATTCGTGACTTGGGAATGATTGACGAACAAAAAACATTACAAGAAAGGTTAAAAAGAATACCAACAAGTGCTGAAACAGAAAATTTTAGAATTGAATTAAATAAACTTAAATTTTCTAATACAAGTATAAAGATAAATGGTATTGTCAATAACCAACCCGATAATACGACGGATTCGGAAGCGGGTCCTGTAAAATTACCTCAAAAGGTAATGTATTTTGAAGGTGAAGGTACTTTTGTTGATTTGATTCAAAAGTTAGATACCAACGCAACCAAAGTAAGAACACAAATTGAAGATACCTTAACATCTGAATTACAAAAAAAGATTGAGGGTAACAATGGGTTAGGATTTAAACCAACAATGAGAAATGTATGTGCGGTTTTATTCGCATCGTTAGAGGCGTTCTTACGATTGTTGGATGATGTTCATACTAAGGCTTGGGATGTTAGGTTTGATCCTATTAGAAAGTCGGCAATCCTGAACAACGAGAATAAAAATAATATAGATACCACGGCTGCGGGTGATATTCCTGTTTATCCTTGGCCACAATATTTTGTTGAAACACAAAACACCACAGATGGTGGAAAGTTTGAGTTAAGATATCCTGGTGATCCATCGGTGATTAATCAAACACAGGCTTACAGGTATGATATTTGGCCTGAAGTAGAATTTGTTGAAGAATATATGAAAGGTTTGGCGGTTAGAGATCTTGAGATTCTACAAAATCCAACAAGTTCCACCAACGAAGAAAAAACTATAAATAGAGTTACGTTAAACGCTTTTGATTACCCAACAACAAATAGAACCTATTCAATAACAGAGGTTGTTTCATTTATTTATGAAATTTATGAAAGGGTTTTCACTGCGTCATTTTATGATAAATTAAATACGGATGTTTCAAATAAGAAGGAGGTTTATAAAACGATTGCTGATTTTGAAACTGAGAATATATTAAAAGCATTAGCAAATGATAATCCCGAACTAATTAAAATCTTGAAAGATTTTTCAATACAACCGGGAAATATTACTGATTTGATGAGACACATATCTAATGAAGGTAAAGGTATTTCGTGGAATCAATTCATTAGAGGTTATTATACAAATAAATATTTGGTTGGAAAAACGGACAAACCATTTCAAGTTTTATCGGGAAATACGACATTAATTGAAACAGTTTTACCAAATATTAGTGCGCCATCTAAAAAGAGAGTTTCGGATCTATTGAAGGTAGAAACGGGAAAAGGATTTACGGATTTATACCCATTTGTTTCGGATACATTTAATACTAATTCGTTACAAAACGGAGCAACGGACGGACTTAGATTCTACAAAACAACACAAACGTTAGTGTTTAATGATAGAATAAATTATATAACTAATTTTGCCACTGCAGATCCTAAAAACGCGCCAAAACCCTTTACTGTATTGGATTATACGGCGTTTAAACCCATTCAATACGATAGTAGCGGTATTCTAACACCGTTACAAATATATGCAACAAAATTGGCGGGCGATAGATTAGCAACCGAGGGTGTGTGGGGTGATAGGGTAATATCTATGATGAATACACCATTTTTTACAAATTCTATTTTATCCGGAGTTCAAAGTGAAAGAAGTAATGAAACATATCCGTATGTCCAATCTGCGTATTTATTCTTAAATTCATTACCTTTGGCGACTTTGAGAGAAAAATTCGTTAGTGGTGGGACGTATGGTGAATATATCGCTTCGGTTTTAAATAAATATGGTTCGGTTCAATCATTACCTTATTCTTGGATTATTTTGATTTATTAACAGGATATACAGATTCTGATTATGTTGGTTCAACTTGTGGTAATCAACTTGAAATACGAAATAATGTTGATAATAATGTAAATCAACCATACAATGATGGTGGTGTTAAATTCTTAAATTATACACCATACGCCATTACATTTGACGTAAATAATAATACTTCATTCCCAAGAAAATACCAACAAAGTATTTTAGTATATCCAAGTTTCGGATCGCCGGTTAATGAGGTATCTAATTTCTTATTTACTCAAAACAATTTAAGTAGTTATAGTAACTTAAATCAATACAATCAAGTTGAGAATAATCCGTCAATTTATAATGCAACGACTAATTTCATTTGGGGTTCGGGTCCTTTTGGTTATTTTTCTAGTGCGGCGTTTACAAAACCCGATTATTATGAATACATCAAGAAAGTCAAAAGTGATGTTAATAAGCAAGATGCGTTTTCTTTTGAAACGGATTTTGAATATACAAGAATTGATGAGATGTTTGCAACATTCTCTAAGGAAGTGTTAGATGATTTTGAAACAATGTTTTTAGATTTTTGTCGTCCAAAAAGTAATTTCCAAAACCCATATGTTAGTGATGTGACCTTCGGTAATTTTCAAGCATTAATGACTGACATGATGTTTATTGACCGATTTAACGGTGCGATATCTAATGATGTGTTTATTGCTAAAGTTGCAAATGCTCAACAAGATAAATTATCAAATAATTGTAGGTTATTTTTGGATCAAAACGTGTTATTTGTAAATGGAAACCCATCAAACTTTAATAGAAGATTGTATGGCTCATTCCAAACAAATAAGATAACCGATCCTATTGTATTTAGTCCGTATGTTAATGGTTCATTACCCACAAGTAGTGGAACGGTAACTTTGGAACAGTCAGAGAATTCAAATCCTTTGGCTTGGAAAGCGTTAAAGACATATGTGGGTTTATATTCATCGGGAACTACGGTACCTTATGGGTTCTATTATTCTAGTGATGGTTCTTATATTACAGATTTTTTTGTTGATAATAATATTGCATTTACGGAAGCAAATGTTATTACTTGTGCCCCATTAATTAAGGTGTATGCTACCCAAAAATACTTGGCAAATGGTGTAATGACAAAAGATATTTTCACAACATTAATTGATGATTATGTTAATTCTGCAACGGAGTTACAAACAAATATTTTTACGATATTGTTTAATCAATTAGGAAAACAACTTCCAATAGTTACGGTTAATTCATCACAAAAAATTAATAGTATTATTGACGGTAACGCACCAAAATATGAGATTTGGGATACTATGAAAACCTTGGATAATAAGTGGATTGCGGGTAACGACTATAAAGGAAGAACCCTGTTCCAAGATGTTGTATTTTTGGATAGAGCAAATAGAGATATTGGTAGAACCGCGTTGATTGACATTTTTAGTTTTAAGACGTTATTAAATAACAATCCTCTTAATATGAGAGTGTTGGACTTTTTTAGTAAAATTTTGAGTGATAATAAGTTTATGATGATGCCTATGGGGGCTTACATGAATTTTTGGAGTAAAGAATTGATTGATGCTGACGGACAACCAAATCCTGAAAACAGTCAAGATTTGGCACAAACATTATTTGGTACCCACCTTAACGTCGATTATAGACAAGCTCGATCAAAAATTGTTTGCATATATGGTGGTAAAGTATCAGAACATTTGGATATGAGAAGATCTGATGATTATAGATTTGGAAATGATAGTTTTGATATTACAAGAACTTCCGAGAATGCTTTGTTATTTCAAACACCGGTTAATAAAAATGATTATCACCTTTCAAATAAAGTTGTTGGATTTAACGTGGATTTTGGAACAAGATCACAAGGTATGTTTTATAACATTAACCTATCTCAAACCAATTCTCTTGCAACAACGGAAGCTAATAAAGTAATTGCTGATACGGCAAGTGCTGCGGGAGGTAAAAGAGGGATTGCACAGAGTTTATCGCTATATAATCTATACAAAAATAGATCTTATGAAGTTGAAATAACATCATTGGGTAATTCAATGATACAACCAACGATGTATTTTAATTTGAAAAACGTTCCGATGTTTAATGGTCCTTATCATATACAGTCGGTAACACACCAAATAGCACCGGGACAATTTACAACACAATTTAAAGGTGTTAGAATACCTATTTATTCTATGCCACAATTGGACAAACAAATTACATCGTTAAACCAAGTGGTCTTAAGCGGGTTATTAAGTAAATTGAAGAAAAAGAGGGAGGATGAAAATAATCAAACACCAACCACTGTTAATATAACTAATGTTGGAAGTAACGTTACCAACAAAACATCATTTACGTTAGGTTCTAACGCATCATGTGTTAATAAACTTGATCCGTCATATGTATCTTATCAACCTTCCGATGCATTGATAAGTGAGTTAAGTTTTAAACAAGCGGCTAGATATATTTCACAAGCGACAGCAAATGAGGCTAATAGATTATTAACTTTTTGTACGTTATATATGTCAAGTTCTAATACTGAAAAATTAACAGGTTATGATTATAATTTTGCGGGAGTTACCTTAGATAAAAAGTACGGTGGAAACATACCCACCTACTTTAAAAATCAATACTTCTGTTTGACAAATTCAAACGGTAATAGCTTACCTTTTGTTTCTTTTGCATCTGATAGTAACAATATTAACATGTTGGTTAATTATTTTGAAAAACCATCTAAGAGGATTTCTCTGAACCAATCAAAAGGGGTTTTGAATTATAGTGGATTGACAGCAACTGATTCCGCTTTAATATCATTCCAAGTTACTGACGTTTGGTTACTATATTGGGCGAACAATTTAACAGAATCACAACTATTAAGTTTCATATCACGTAATGAAACACAATATAGTTCTTGGGCTAAAAATATTTATGAAGGGGTGGTTCTTGCAAAAAAATTAGGATTAGTTCCATCATTAAACATAAAGATTTGAAACTAACGAAAAAACTAGATATTTATTAAACAAAGATAATATTATGAATATTAAAGAACATTTAGATAGATACCTTGGTAAGAATACAAGGATTTCACAAAAAACTTTAGATAATGGTTATACTGAGGTGTGTGATTTAGACACAGGTGATTGTTATCAAATAAGTATGAGAGATGGTTTAATTGAAAGAGTGGATAACGTGAAGAACGCTTCTAGAAAAATCCAAGTCGAAACACCAACAGGTTATAAACAATTATTAAACGGATAATAAGATGTCGGTAGAGAAAAAAATATTGGAAGAATTGTCAAGATACAATCGTATTAACAAATACATAATGGAACAAGAGGCGGTTCCACCTCCTCCAGGAGATGTTCCACCTCCACCACCTGCAGAACCCGAAGGTTCTATTGCACCCCCACCTGTTGGTGGTGAAGTAGGTCCTCCTGCTGAAGTGATCGATGTTGATGTGGATAAAGATGTTCAAAAGATTGGTGACGAGAAAAAAGAAGAAAAAGACGGAACTGAAGAATTGGATGTTACGGACCTAGTAAAATCTCAGGAATCTATTGAGAAAAAACAAAAAGATTATTTTGAAGATTTGTTTAAACAATTAGAAGATTTACAGACAAAAGTTTCTGAGATGAGTAACTTAACGGATAAGTTAAATCAAATTGAAAATAAGATAGAAAAATACCGTCCAAGAACTCCCGAGGAGAAATTAGAGTTAAGAAGTTTAGATTCGGGACCATTCAACCAAAAACTTACCGATTTCTTCCAAGAAAAGGAGGAAGATTTTGAAAAAACAGGTAAAGAATATGTTTTAACATCTGATGAGATTTCAGATTTTACAGATTCTGAAGTTTTTTAATTTGACTATGTTCATTTTTGTTTTATTATTGAATTGTAAACACTAAATTTTTTTTATATGAGTTCATTAGACGCAGTATTGTCACAATACGAAAAAAACACGCAAACGGGAACATCCTCTAGTTCTGGGATGTCGCAGGAAGAGCGAATGAAGAAGTATTTCACATGTCTTCTTCCTGAAAAATCAAAAGAAGGTCAAGCTAGAATCCGTATTCTACCAACACCTGATGGTTCATCACCTTTTAAGGAAGTATGGTTCCATGAGATCCAAGTTGGTGGAAAATGGCAAAAGTTTTTTGATCCTGGTAAAAACGACAACGAACGTTCCCCGTTGAACGAGTTGTACGAAGAATTAATGGCGACGGGTAAAGATTCTGACAAGGAATTGGCTAAACAGTATCGTTCACGTAAATTTTACATTGTAAAAGTTGTAGATCGTGATCACGAAGAAGATGGGGTTAAGTTTTGGAGATTCAAACACAACTTTAAGAATGAGGGTATCTTGGATAAGATTATTCCTATTTGGAGAGCAAAAGGTGATATCACCGACGCTGAGAAAGGTCGTGACTTAATTATCCAAATGAACAAGGCTAAGACGGGTAATGGTAAAGAATATACGAATGTTCAGACCATTATGTATGATGATCCAACACCATTACACGAAAATGCTGTGACAGCAAAAGAGTGGTTGGATGATGAGTTGGTATGGTCTAATGTTTATTCCAAAAAACCAGCGGAATATTTAGAGGCGATTGCCAATGGCGAAACCCCACGTTGGGACAACGATTTGGGTAAGTATGTTTATGGAGACTCAACTGAATCTACCACATCTATGGGTGGTAAATCATATTCAGATCCACAAGCATTTGATGACGCGAGCGGAGATATGCCGTTCTAATTTAATGGGACTTGGATACTTGAATAAATTGGGTATCCAAGTTCTTTTTGTTTAATAAGTAAAAAAGAAAAAAATGGCGATTAAGAAAGCGGATTTCAAAAAAGTAAAAGAGAAATTTTCTACGTCAGCGAAGTACAAACCACAAAGTTATTTTGACTTGGGTCCTGATTTTTTGGATGCGGTTGGTGTTCCTGGTCCTGCGATGGGACATATTAATATGTTTTTGGGTCACTCAGATACGGGTAAAACAACAGCGTTGGTTAAAACTGCGGTTGATGCTCAGAGAAAGGGTATTCTTCCTGTATTCATTATCACCGAACAAAAGTGGTCGTTTGAACACGCTCGTTTGATGGGATTTGAATGTGAAGAGGTTATTGACGAAACTACAGGTGAGGTTGATTGGGATGGATTTTTCATCTTCAATAATAACTTTGAGTATATTGAGCAAATAACCGACTATATCAACGATATGTTGGACGCACAAGAGAAAGGTGAGATTGAGTATGATCTTCTATTCTTGTGGGATTCTGTGGGTTCTGTGCCGTGTAAAATGACCTTTGATGGTAAGGGTGGTAAGCAACACAACGCTTCGGTATTATCTGACAAAATTGGTATGGGTATTAACCAAAGAATTTCAGGATCAAGAAAGACAGATTCAAATTATCAAAACTCTTTGGTGATTGTTAACCAACCTTGGGTTGAGTTACCGGATAATCCTTTTGGACAACCAAAAATTATGGCTAAAGGTGGAAACGCGGTATGGTTGAATTCATCATTGGTATTTTTGTTTGGTAATCAAAAAGGTGCGGGAACCACTAAGATCACAGCGACCAAAGACAAAAGAACGGTTAAGTTCGCAATTCGTAGTAAGATTTCTGTATTGAAGAACCACATCAACGGATTAGGATATGATGATGGTAAGATTATTGTTACACCCCACGGATTCTTATCGGGTAAGGATAGCACAGAAGAAAAGGCATCGGTTGAAAGGTATAAGAAAGAATATGCTGAGTATTGGAAAGATGTTATCGGATCTGATGGTGACTTTGATTTGAAAGAAGAGAAAGAATCCTTAAACTAATTTAATTGTGAAAACCCTACTTATTGATGGCAACAATCTATTCAAGATTGGATTTCACGGAGTTCGAGAATTTTATCATAATGGTAAGCACATTGGTGGGGTTTTTCACTTTTTGAATACTATCAGAAAATTTTTGGAGGATAATAATTACGACAAAGTAATTGTGTTTTGGGACGGGGAGAATAATTCATCAACTCGTAAGAAAATATATCCACAGTATAAGGAAAACAGACGTAATACAATGACTGATGAAAAGTATCAGTCATATGATGATCAGAAGACAAGAGTTAGGTCTTATTTGGAGGAGATCTTTGTTCGTCAGTTAGAGGTTCCTAACAATGAATCGGACGATTTGATTGCGTATTATTGTTTGATTTCAGAGAATGAGGATAAGACAATATTTTCGGCAGATAAAGATTATTTACAATTAGTTAATGATAAAGTAAGGGTTTATAATCCTTCACACCGAAAATTTTTTGTGAAAAATGATAGGGTAAGCTTACAAGAGATCAAAGTTCCTGTAGAAAACACAAAAACTCTAAAAATTTTGATGGGAGACAAGTCGGACAATATCAATGGTATTTACGGACTTGGTGAAAAAACGTTGGTAAAATTCTTCCCTGAAGTTCAAACTGAAATTGTTAGTGTCAAGTATATTTTAGAAAAAAGTGAGGAATTGTTAAAGGAATTTAAGGATAACAATACATTAAAAAATATTTTGACTGGTAAGACAAAATTAGGTATCTTTGGGGAAGAGTATTATCAAATCAATGAACAGATAATAGATTTGTCAAACCCTTTAATTACAGAAGATGCGAAAGAATTAGTACGAGATTATTACGAAGAATCCTTGGATCCCGAGGATAGGGGTTACAGGAATTTAATCCGAATGATGACGGAAGATGGGTTTTTCAAGTTCTTACCCAAAAAGGACGAGGCGTGGGTTGATTTCGTAAGACCCTTTATGAAACTTACGAGAAAAGAAAAAATGTATCACAAAAAAAATCAAACAAAATGAGTACAAAAGAACAAGAAATTACCAAAATGGAATTTCTAATGACATTGAATGATAACATCGTAGTTCAACGATTTTTCAATGTAAGAAACTACAATCCGAAGGCAAAAAATTCGATGGAGTTTTATGATTATTTCAAAGGTTTAGGTGAAAAACTTCAATATGATTTGAAGATGAAAAGTGTAATCTACCTATTGGATAATAAACATATTATTGAGGAAGATCCAAATGTTATGAATACATCTTACACGGATGGTGCTGAGGAGTTCCGTATGTATGTAAAAGTGGGCGATCACACAATTTGTCATAGAAATTTTGATGCCAAAGTGTATCCACCCAAGGTTAGATATACTGTGGATGTACGTCCGGAAATTAAAGCAGTGTTAAAAGACTTAACTGACATTTTTTCATCTGAAAATTTAACAACAGAATATTTGAACATTAGTCTATAACCTGTATATTTATCAAAACAGCTAAAAAAAAATCGTATGTCTAAAGTAAAAAATTTCGAGTATCTAGGTCAAACTTTTCAGTTACAATTATTAAATCAGATTATCGTTGACAAAGATTTCGCTCGTAGCATTTTAGACGTAATTGAACCCTCGTATTTTGATAACAAGTATTTCAAGACGTTAATACAACTTATAAAAGAATATTATAAGAAGTATGATTGCACACCATCTTTTGATACTTTGGAGCAACAAACTAAGAGTGAGTTTCCGAATGAAACGATGTTAAAGATCCTTATGGATACTATTAACCAAGTTAAAAATAGTCCATTTGAAGGAAGTCAGTTTGTTCAGGAAAAGGCTTTGAAGTTTTGTAAGCAACAAGAATTACAGAAAGTAATGACCAAGGCTCAAAAGGTAATTGATAATGGTGAGTTTGAAAACTATGATCAGTTGGAAGAACTTGTACGTGAGGCGTTACAAGTTGGTGAGAGAAAGGATGGTATGTCAGATGTCTTTGGTAACCTAGATGAGGTTCTAAATGATGATTTCAGACATCCTATTCCGATGGGAATACCTGGTATTGACAACTTATTAAATGGAGGATTAGCTAAAGGTGAGATTGGAGTGATTCTTGCACCAACAGGTGTGGGTAAAAGTACAATCTTAACTAAAATTGCCAACACAGCGTTTGCTCACGGATATAATGTTCTACAAATCTTCTTTGAAGATAATCCTAAAATTATTCAGAGAAAACATTTCACGATATGGACCGGCATCAGTCCTGATGAATTGTCTGAAAAAAAGGATGAGGTATTAGATAAGGTACGTGAAATTCAAAACTCGATGCCAAATGAATTGGTTTTGATGAAGTTACCATCTGATACTATGACAATGAACCAAATAAAAAACCAAGTTAGAAAATTAATTGCTGACGGAACAAAAATTGACATCGTATTATTAGATTATATCGATTGTGTGGTTCCGGACAAGAATCTTGGTGATGAATGGAAAAGTGAAGGTTCAGTGATGAGAGGATTTGAAGCAATGTGTCACGAATTGAGTATCGCAGGTTGGACAGCAACACAAGGTAATAGATCATCTATTTCATCAGAGGTTGTTACGACAGACCAAATGGGTGGATCCATTAAAAAAGCACAAGTTGGTCACGTAATTATCTCTATCGCCAAAACACTTCAACAGAAGGAAATGGATTTGGCAACCATTGCTATCACCAAGTCGCGATTGGGTAAAGATGGTGTGGTGTTTGAGAATTGTAAATTCAATAACAAGATGATGGAGATTGACACTGAGAGTTCAGTTACGTTCCTAGGCTTTGAGGAAAAGAAAGAAGAAAAGCAAAGAGACCGAATTAAAGAGCTTATGGAAAAACGTAAGTCTCGAGAAGGAAATAAACAAAATAGTAACAATTAAAAAGAATTAAAATGGACGCTTCACAGAAGATTTTGTCAGATTTAACGGTGTATATGAAATACGCCAAATATGTTCCCGAGTTAAATAGAAGAGAAACATGGGACGAACTGGTTACAAGAAATATGGATATGCACATTAAGAAATATCCATCAGACCACTTGGATAGTTTTGCTGAGTGTATGTTCTTATTGTTAGGTGGTACAGGTGTTGGTTATTCTGTTCAGAAACATCACGTAGATAAATTACCTGAAATTAGAAAACCATCGGCAACAAGAAAAAGAAGATACTTGGTTGGTGATAGTATTGAAGGATGGGCGGATGCGATTAAAGTATTGATGAAGTCATATTTTGGTCAAAACACATCAACACCTGATTTTGATTTTTCAGATATCCGACCAAAAGGTGCTGCATTGGTAACATCGGGTGGTAAAGCACCGGGTCCCCAACCATTAAAAGATTGTGTTCATAATATCACAAAGGTATTAGATTCAAAAGAAGATGGTGATAGATTAAGTCCGATTGAGGTTCATGATATTGTTTGTCATATTGCGGATGCGGTACTAGCAGGTGGGATTCGTAGGGCAGCTTTGATTTCCTTGTTTAGTGCTGATGATGATGAGATGATTGCTTGTAAATCAGGTTCTTGGTGGGAAAACAATCCACATGTAACTTATGTGAGGTAAATGTATCAGATATTGAATCACAAGAAGACTTCAACACCCGAGTAAAAGCGGCGGCGTTCATTGGAACATTACAAGCGGGTTATACTGATTTTCACTATCTACGAGATATTTGGAAGAAAACAACTGAAAAAGATGCGTTGATCGGTGTATCAATGACGGGTATTGGATCAGGAACTGTGTTAGGTTATGATATGACACAAGCGGCTACTATGGCTAATGAAGAGAATGAGCGAGTTGCGAAAATCATTGGTATCAATCCTGCGGCGAGATCTACAACAGTAAAACCTGCGGGAACTACATCATTAACTCTTGGAACTTCATCGGGTATTCACGCTTGGCACAACGATTATTATGTTCGTCGTGTTCGTGTGGGTAAGAATGAACCAATTTATTCTTACTTGGTAGAGAATCACCCCGAGTTAGTGGAAGATGAGTATTTCCGTCCTCACGACACTGCGGTTATTTCCGTTCCACAAAAATCACCTGAAGGTGCTATTTTGAGAACTGAAAGTCCATTCCAAATCTTGGATCGTGTAAAACGTGTATCACAAGAATGGATTAAACCAGGTCACAGAACAGGTTCTAATTCACATAACGTATCAGCAACCATTTCTTTGAAAGAAGATGAATGGGAATTGGCGGGTGAATGGATGTGGAATAATAGAAACTTCTATAATGGATTATCGGTTTTACCTTACGATGGGGGCAGTTACATTCAGGCACCTTTTGAAGATATTACTGAAGAAAGGTATTATGAGATGTTTGAAAAACTTCACTCTATTGATTTATCAAAGGTTGTTGAAACCCAAGATAATACTGATTTGAGTGGTGAGTTAGCTTGTGCTGGTGGTGCTTGTGAGATTAAATAAATGATTAAACTGTCTAACAAAGGGGTGGGATTCCACCCCTTTTTTATCTAAAATATTTATGTTTATGATAGGTACGATTTTTAGAGTTTTACTCTTACCGTTTATTTTGTATTATTTATATAACTGGCATGTTGCCGTTTATCTAAACTTTAATTGTATAACCCATGAATGGTTTTATTTGGGAGGTGTGATTTATGAAGGAATTTATAGAAGGAAAACATTATTATCTGGATGGTGGAAAAGTAGTATTCACTGAACAGTATCATTTGGATCGGGGATCCTGTTGTGGATCCGGTTGTCGTCATTGTCCTTATGA